ACTAGAACACCTTTCGGCTGACCAGAGCCTGTTCCCTTAAGAAAATATTCATTTTCTATGTCTGCTGCTGATCTGCCCCACATCTCACTCAAGAAACCTTCCAAGTTAGACTTCTCATCAGCCAATAACTCGTCAGAAACTTTAGTCAAATTCGTGAATTTATACACAGAAATTGAATTAGAAGTGAAGGTTGGCTCACTCTGGTTGGCTGCGCCTTCCTCTGCCGTCAAAGCGAATCCACCTGTTGCATTTTCTGATGGTACTTGCACGCTGTCATTAGTTGTCTGGATAACCATTGCACCTGCTGAACGTGCAATACTAAGGTCATCACGTTTGGCTATGATGGTTTCATGTAAGCCTTCTGGAACAAGTACGCCACCTTCTGTTGCTGTTCCTTCTTGAAGCGCTGCCTTCGTGTAACTATTGTCTGCACCTGTTTTGACCCAGTGCATAAAGGAATCTGTTCCATCGTGATCCCCACCCATCTTTGTTATTTTCTTTACTGCTGGTGCTTCGGTCAAGATGCCACCACGTTCGGCAGCCTCTGTTTCCCATGCGTTCTTGACTGCGTCTTGGGCAGCCATATTCAGTTCAGCCTTGAGTGCATCCATATCAATTACTGGTGCTTCTGGCTGTGCTTCTTCTGTGGTTTCCTCAACCACTTTTTCTGCATCAGACATTTTATTGTCTCCTTTAGTTTTATTTGTAATTGCATTGCCTGGTGCTGGTGCGCCTTGATCTGACTCAGCGTTCTTTGGTGATCCACCCTCTAACGCATTGTCCTTTGTCGTTGGTGCATCGGCTTTAGCGTCTGCATTTATTACTATTCCAAGTGCCTTCAACTGCTCAACCCCGATCGTGCGTGGTTCGGCAGGTACTGGCGTTAAACTCAATTCAAATATGGGCCATCTTTTTATATTGCCCTCTAGACGTTCCACCAGATGCGCCACTGATCCTGTACTATATCCAAGCCTGCCACTTTTTACCAGTTCCAAAACCTGTTTGGCATAATCTTTAGAACGGTTTATCTGTGCCTCCATCCATAAGCCTGCATCACGTTCTGTTATCTTGGTCACTTTACCTAATACGCTTTTGATCTCCTGCGCATGGTCATAAAGCACTACTGGTTCTGGCACAACACCCAACATATAATTTGTGTCTTTTGTAAAGGTATCATTCTCCAGATCAGTGCCACCGTACACCACACCATAACCTGCAACAGTGAAACTGTCATCAGTGATGGCTTTGATCTGCAACGGCTGCACTGCATGTTTGTATTGATCATCCTCAACACCCACTAATTCCTCATAACGTGCATGGGTGGAGCAGGGCATATAATATTCATTGCCGTCATCATCCATAACATGCGCACCTTCGCAGCCAATTTCCTCAGCCCTTGCCAGTGCCTCCTCCTCCGTACTGTACATATCTTTTACATCTTTTTCTGCATCGCCCATTTCTTTTTCCTCCTGTAAAGCAATGTTCAGGGCAGTCAAATAAGCCTCCGCATCAACCATACTATCATAACAGTTCAGCACTTCGTCTGGCTCTAATTTCCAGACACAATATTGGTTTTCATGTTCTCTTATTTCGTATGGCATAATTACACCTTTGCTTTAGTTTGTATTCTTTGTGTTGTCTTTTTTGTCATCTCACGCATTGCTTTGCGTACTTCATTTCTAGCTACGTTCCATCTGTCTGGCCCTTTATGAATTCTGGCTTGGTTGCGACCCATCGAATCACCTGTTACATACATACTATATCCACGGCCTTTCTGTCTGGCGTTGGTACTTAGTGCAGCCGTTCTGACCCAATGCCCACCACCGCTTGTTCTTTTGGCTTTGGTGACTTTGACGCTTCTAAAAAACGTAAATGTTCTCTTGTATTTTTGGTTAGACAATTTAGCAGGATAATGTCTTACCTTTTCGGCTGCCTTTTCCATAGCTTTATTCAAGTCCGCATTTAGCATTTTAGGCGCAATAACAGTTAGCACTTTTAGCTGCTGTCTGATCTTGCTGTCGTCTATGGTCATGGTTACTCTAGTCATAATTAGTTGTATGGTCCTGTACCAGTGAACGGCACTGCTAACCCCAATGCTACCAGCCTGATCTTACAGCCACAATTTGGGTGTGCTGGTGGTTGCATAAATAATTCCCCAGCAAACTGTGCTGCAGCACCTGTACCGCCTGGGTGTTCAAAGTCTGCACCAAGACTTATACCTTCACCCACTCTAAAGCGCATTGTGCCCAGCTTGGCGCAGATCGGGCAAACCCTCTCATCGCCTCTAGTGATCCAGCGTTTATGAACTGTTAAAGTACTGGCTGCAGCCATCATCAGCTTGCCTTTATTGAAAGCCCTTGTTGCCTCTGTGACCGCTATCATCTTAGCCCTGCGTGGATCAAAACCCCAGCCAGCCTTTTCCAATGTGGCTATTAGTTCGCTAAATGGCAGGTTGTTTTCTTTCCATTGTGTGATCATTTTAGTCAAAGTTTCCCTGCTGGTTTGGTTCAACTCCTGCATTAGCGTTTGTACCCTTTGTGTAACCCAGCCAATTGCGTCACCAGCCACGCTGCCAAGATCAATGTCGTCAAGTGCTTTTTCCTCACCATAAAACACATTGATCTCCTGGTTGCCCACATCAACGCCTAATAAAATACTGTCATTTATGAATGTGGTCATGGCATCCTGTACATACTCCGCACCAAGCTGCAACCGTTGCACCGCATTGTCTACTTCTTTTTCGTTGGGCAATGCCAACCGCAATTGCTTTTCTAATGCTTCTGCTATCAACTGTTCGCCTCGCTTTTCGATCTTACTAATATCACGTTCTGCCCTGTTATCTATCTTGTCAAACTGCTGTGTTAGTGTAGCCTTGCCAACCCAGAAAGCTACGTGGCTCGAAAGCCACTCTAACCTCCTCTGGCGTGCTTGCTTTGTTCAAATGCTGCTTTATCTGATCTGCCATATATGCAGGTACATGATGGGTTTCAAATTCACGTTGGTTAGTCTTGTTTAGGTTGCGTAATGCGAACCGTTGCCAGGTGGCCAACTCACTTGCCACTTGTGCTTCCTCAGCATCCTGTTCCACCACTATTTCCACAGGTGGTTCGGGTTTGTTCTCTAGTGGATCATAACCCAGCATTGACATTGCTTCCTCAAGTGCCACACCAGCCGTAACCAACTGCAATAAACTAGCCGCGCGTATACTCTCATCCTCTTGAAATACGTCAAGGTTTTCTGGAGTAAATTGCAAGCTGTAGTCTGTACCGCTAAACAGTTGCAGGTTTATAGCGTTCTCAAACAATGGCAGTCTAGGTCTAATTGTCATGTGCCAAAAGCTATGCAGGTCTGTCTGGCTAGTCGCATAGTTGGCAGCGTCACTTTCTAATATTGATCTGGGGACGCCTAACGCACTGGCAATATCAAGGGTGACATGGTCATGTAGCTCTTTGAGGGCTAATGACTTAATTTCTGGCGTTAGCGTTTTGACTGATATATCACCACGTAAAAACAAAGTTCGCCAGGCGTTTGATACGCCACTAAGTGACCTACGAAAGAATGACTGCGCACGCTCCATTTCTGCAGCATTCGGGTTGCTACTGGTGCTGATCAATGTGGCAGGCATTGCACCGCTTTCAAAGAACTTGCTGGCAAACTCCTGCATGTTGAAACGCAGTTGACTTGCACTCAGTGCCACTTCTGCAGGTGGCAGCCCTGCACCTGTGTCAGCCGTCATGCTTGGCTCACGCATCGCCACCATCATGTCATCTGAGAACGGTCCGAAAGTCTTACCGCCAACCTGCTGCGTAAATACATTATGACCATGCTTATATTCCCATTTGACTGTTGTCGGGTTCAGTATCTGGACACCAGTAAGAACACGTCCCACATATTGTTTCAAACAATAGCTTGCACCTGTAAGCAACAAGCCTAATTCCATTTGATATATAACCGATGCCAAGTCGGGTTCTAATGGATACTCTACCTCTTGATCACCTTTGAAAATAACAAACGGAACACTGCTTAGACTGCTTGCCCGCAAATTGACCGCCCTGTATAACAACGGCACTGTGCCCCATGCGCCCACAGCAGTGCTTGCAGTTTGTTGGGCTGACCTTTCGTTAAAGTCCTCTGCCCAGCCAGGAATTCCTACTATAGCTTTATAACCTCGATCCTCATAAATTGTTTTGTATCCTGCCATAATAACCCCTATATCGATAACAACACTATTGGTTCAGCGCTTTCCCTGCCAGACCATGCCAACGCCAATGACATCACGCAGTCATCGTGCATTCCATCTGGTGCAGAATATGATGTGCGCCCACTTGGTAGACGTTTGCTTTCGTAGGCCTGCAATTCACCGATAAGAATTGGGTCACGTGGGATATGCAGATCACCACGCTCAAACCCAAGTGCTAAACCGTCAATAATTTGTTGTTTGCTTTGTACTGTTGTATTGAAACCTGTTACAGGCAACCCAGAATTAATAAGGCTCTCTGTTATGGGCGCACCCATTGAATTTAACTCAGATATGATCTCTGCGCCTGGATAGCGTTCCCATAACGCTTGCAACCTGCTGACTTGCGTTTGGAAGTCTACTTTCACCATGCGATCTATCTCCACCACATGACCGCTATCGACATTCAGCACTGTGTACACTGTGCATCCTTTTGGCGTCCCCAGTCACAACCAATAACATAACTGCCTGTGGTTGGTGCTGTATCGCCATTGACTGCAGCCATTACTTTTCTGAATACACCTGCACCATGTTCCATGAATTTAGCCTCGTACTCCTG